TTATGAAAGAAAAAATAATAACAATAAAACCAAAAGGTATCTCACAAAAACAGTGGGCTAGTTTTTTATTAGAACTAAATCTAATGAAAAAAGCATGGAGACCATATGGTGTTGATGTGGAGATAAAAGCTCCTGGTTTAAAAAATATAATTAAATGGGGGACAACAATAAATAATGACACAAAACGAAATAGACGAAACAGCAAGACTGTGGGAGAAGACGAAAGACCCGAAGTATAAAGATCTTTGGTATAAAAAAATAAAGGAGTGGTTTGATGGATCTTATAATCTTAAACGACGGGGTGTACAGTCTTATACCAGTAACAAAACAGATGATGGTAGATATGATGTTATTCGGCCAGCTAAATTTTTTCGACCTTTGCGACATCATAAGATTAAAATTAACAACATACGCTGACTATCCTATTAACACTCACGTTATGAATGATGGCAGCGGAGATTTTTATGGTTGTATAATGAGATAAACCTACCCCGTATAGAGAGGGAATTATTTAGGGTAGGTAAATGGTGAGAAGATATTCCCCACTACCATAATTTGACTACGGTGTCAAACTTTGTTGGTTGACCCTCTTGTTTTTTCTCAGGATAGCAACCAAATTTAATAAAAATATTGTGTTTATTGACGTCTTCACGGCCCATTTCTTGTATCTTATCTAGCGCCATTTCATAACCTGTAACCATGCAATCATACCCATCATCAAATTTTTCTGGAACTTTGTACGGATCTAAGCAAGTGCCTCCGACTTGTGAACAAATTAGTAAAGTTAAAATAAATTTCATTGACAATCCTATAAAATATATTATATATAAATTTAATTATGAAAGGAAACAAGCATGACAGACATGACAAAGTATAAAAATGTTTCTCTATCAAAGCCAACATACGCTCTTTTAGAGAAATTATCAAAGGTAATATTGCCCGATGGTAAGTTATCAATATCAAAAACAATCGAAGTAATAACAAATGAGAAAGCGAGGAAACTAAATGGCAAAGTTAAAAATAAAGGAAGTTAAAAGAGTTGTTTGTGAAACTTGTCACGGTAATGGATACGTTAGGGTCGCAACACACGATAAACCACAACTAGATTTTAGAGATGATAGTCAGGTGCATCAATGTTGGGACTGTGATTCTGAAGGTGAATTTTATCACACTGAAGAGATACACACAGTACAATGATATCTGAAACTGATATAGCCTATATCGCAGGTTTGTTTGATGGTGAAGGATGCATTACTTACAAACAATACATGCGTAAACGCACACATCAAAAGAAAGCATATCCAACCTGGAGTATAAGAATGGAAATGGCAATGACAGATCAATCTGTTTTACGTTGGGTCCATGAAGTATTGGGTGTTGGTACAGTTGGCGAGAAGAGATATAAAACTCCTTACACTGTTGGTTGGAAAAAGCAATGGCGATGGAGATGTCAATTTAGAGACGCTTACCAAGTTGCAAGATTATTTTGGCCATACGCACATGTTAAGATGGAAGGTCTGCAAAAGATTATTGATCACTATGGTGATCATAAATTGATGAATGGTAATGTTGTAGATCTAGAGGCGTATAAATTATGGATGAGTGCTGAATGACAATGTTTCATGGTTTAGGAATGTTTATGCTTGGTATGTTTGCGATTGTTATTGGTGCCATGATTGCTTGGTATGTGATTAATAAAGTTATGAAGGAAGATGAAGATAAGAAATAAAAATAAAATAGTTAATGTGATGAATAGACTGACTGATAAAAAGAGTCTTAGTCCAATACATAGAATTACTAAGAAAGATTACTGGGTAGAAAACTGGATTAGTTGGATATGTAGAAAGTATGAAAGGATTTTAAAGTGAATGTTAATACTGAAATGATGGGTTTAATTATTATAACGGTATATGTATTTGATTTGATAAAATGAAAAAAAATAATAAATACAACTATATACAAGGTACACAGCTCTCGGACCATGGATCACGGATCTATGATGTAGCAGGGTATAGACTTCCTAGTGTAACTACTATATTAGGCAAAACCAAAGACCAAAAATTTTTACAAGATTGGATAGCTAAAAAAGGTGCAAAAGAAGCAGAACGAATCAAAAATGTATCTAGTGCAAGGGGGACAGCTATGCACAAATTCCTGGAGCACTATATACTCGGAGATGGGTACGATGATCTTACAGGGCTCGGACAAGAGGCGAAGTCCATGGCCGAAAAAATTATTGAGATCGGTCTTGCGCCAGTGGAAGAATATTACGGATCGGAAGTTACGATGTATTATCCTGGGCTATACGCTGGGGCTACTGACTTGGTTTGTAATCACAATGGTGATGAAACCATAGTAGATTTTAAACAATCTAACAGACCAAAAAAGAAAGAATGGATCGAAGATTATTATTTGCAAATCGCAGCATACGCCATGGCTCATGACTATGTTCATGGGTCTACGATTAACAAGGGTGTAATAATGGTATGTACACCTGACCTGTACTATCAAGAATTTGTCGTAAGTGGGGCAGAATTAAGGCAATATAAACATAAGTTTCTTAAACGATTAGACATGTACCATGAACTAAAGTTTGATGAGAAAGAAAAAACTAAACCAATGAAAGCGGAGGATTTTAATGAACCAAAGACTTAAAGAAGTAATGATAGTTAGATACAATGCTATCGTAGAAGATTGTAAATATAAAATTAAATGTTACAGTGACCAGGAAATAATCATACCTGAACATCCTGACATAACATTAGAGATAGATAAACTACTAGAAACTATGGCCAACGCTGAAGAGAAGTTGGCAACAATCGAGCTACATTATGGCAAAAATGAGACAGATAAAGCTGTCTTATAGGTGTCGAATGGGTGTCGAATGGGTATCGCAGGGTATCGAATTCGACACCTAGATTGTAATGATTCTAAATAAACTGCGTCAAATGTGTACAAATTTACTAAAAATGTCGACACTTGCGACACCCTTGCGACACCCTTGCGACGGGGGGGGTGTCGAAACTATTCGTCAATAATACCAAAGGTTATAGAGCAATTTTGATGTTTTGCGACACCCAAAAGTTTTTTTTATTTTTCAGCGCAATAAAAAATAAATTGTCTTATAGGTATCGCAGATGTAAAATACCTCATGCCTAGGAAAAGAAGAAAAACAACTGCCTCAACTGAAACTCCCGACATACCTTTTCCGAAAGTCCGGGTGGAGTGGATCGATTGTGTGAGCGATTCGGGCTGGGCTACCGATAAAGAGTTTGATAGAATGAAATTAGCAATGCCAGTAAATGAAGGTTGGCTGTACGAAAAAAATAAAAAATTCATAAAATTATTTGCAAGTTATGATAAAGATGATGACGGTATAACTTTTGGTGATAGGACTATGATACCTACTCCATGGGTTACCAAAATAACTAAACTATAGGGAGCTAAACATGTCATTACAAGATGCTATTAAAGACACTGTAAAAGATATGATCGAGAACAATGAAATCGAAATTAAAGTCGAGGACGGCGAGATCGTATTATCTGTTGCAGATCAATCAGATGAAGATGACGACTCTGAGGAGTAGTCGATTTGAGGGGGTGAGTCTTCGGACTCACCTTCGACAGTTTTCGCTGTTAAAAGTGGTTCGTAATCTGATAGAATTTGTTTCATTTTATTTTCTAGCTCTGCTTCTGATAGGTCCTCTAACTTTCCTGTTTTTATTATTTTACGGTCTATATATAATCCTGCAGCTTTCCCTCGGTTTGCTTCGGCATTTACCGCAGAGGAAAAACTCCCTTTTTTCAAAGCTGCTTCTCGCAATCGAGCGAGTTCTGCAACGTGTCCCTCGTAAGTAACTTCGTGTTTCTTTAGTCTCTCTTCTTTCAATTGACCAATATATTTTACGACAAGTGGTGACAATCTAGGATTGCAAAGTTCGGACCCTTCTTGTCTTGCACGTTTGGGACTGTAGCCAGCAGCCAGCGCTGCCTCCGATTGAGTCATAGGTCCGTCTGGTCCACCGAATACTAAAAACTCGGCAAACCTCTGTTGCATTTCTGTTAATCTTTTTGGAAGTCCCATATTGACAATTTAAGGTAACTCTCCTATATTGTCAATCATGAAAGTACACAAAGATTATAGAGGAGAATTAGATTTAGAAATGAGAATAGAAGAACTTACCAAAAGAATAAAAGACTTGGAAGATATCAACGATGGTCACCGTAAACTAAACCAAGAGTTAAGAAAAGAATTACAATACTACAAAGAAAAATCTTATGAAGCAGAAAAAGATAAAAACTTATTGCAAGGTTATAAAAAAGTGATAGAGGATTTATCAAATAAGTTAGCAAGAAAAGATTCATGAGAGTAAAAGACCTACAACAATTTCTGGGTTCTTTTACACAAGGTTCTGAAGCAGTTAAGAACGCAGTCATATTTGTAGAGATCAA